AAGCCCTAACATGGCTCAAGTACCTGCAATTTATAGTCCTTATGGTAAAGAATGTAGAGCTTGTTGGACTGTTCCAGAGGGTTATAAACTTGTAGGTATAGATGCAAGTGGATTAGAATTAAGAATGTTAGCACACTATATGGCTGACGAGGAGTATATAAATGAAGTTATCAACGGAGACATTCACACAACTAACCAACGATTTGCTGGACTTAAATCAAGAGATGAGGCAAAGACTTTCATCTATGCCCTCATATACGGAGCAGGAGATGAAAAAATTGGAAGCATTATTAATGGAAGCAAGTCAGCAGGTAAAACATTGCGAGAACGCTTTCTTAGTAGTTTACCAACACTTAGAACTCTTAAAGAACGAGTTGAAAGAGCTTCTGGAAAAGAGTATTTAAAAGGTTTAGACGGAAGAAAGATATATGTAAGACATAGACATGCTTCTTTAAATACTTTATTACAAGGTGGGGGAGCTATAGCAATGAAAAAAGCTATGTGTATCTTACAACAACTTATAACTTTAAATGCTCTTGATGCTAAATTTGTTGCGAATATACATGATGAATGGCAACTACAAGTTAAAGAATCACAAGCAGATTGTGTCGGTAGATTTGGAGTTAGAAGCATTGAAGAAGCTGGACAGCATTTTAATATGAGATGTCCTTTGACAGGAGAATATAAAATTGGAGGCAACTGGAGTGAAACACACTAAACATTGTGATAGTAGAAAAGGAGACATGGCAGAATATTATGCTGTCACTTGGTTATGGGATAATGGGTATGAAGTATTTAAAAATTGTGGTTGTACTGGATTAGCAGATTTAATAGCTAGAGATAGTAAAGGAGACTTAATGTTGATAGATGTAAAAACAGCACAACCTCAAACCCATAAAAATAAAAATAATAATTATACAAAGTGTACAGGAAGAACTCAACAACAAGTTGAAGCAGGAGTTCAATTACTTATGTTTGAACCTAATTGCAGAAAATTATATTTTGTAAAACACAGAGATAAAAATGAGTAAACACAAAGCAGAGTCAGGTCATTGGTATGATAAAGACGGAGAGCCTAGATATACTATAATAGGTGTTAACGGTAAAGAAAGAAATACTACTTTGAGAGATGCAAAGAAAGAAGGCTATGTACCTTCTGTAACATCTATATTAAATATAATAGCCAAACCTTCTTTAGAAAACTGGAAGATTACACAGGCATTAGAAGCATCTTTAAAATTAGATAGAGATGATATAGATTATATAAATAAATGTAAACATGCAGGTAGAGAAGTAGGAATGAAAGCTGCTAAACAAGGCACTAAAATACATGCTTTAATAGAAAAAGGATTTCTTGGTAAGTCTAAAAATAAAACATATAAAGTTATAAAAGATTTTTTAGATAATAAATTTCCTAACGAAGAATGGATAGCTGAAGATTCTTTTTGTTCTGATTTAGGTTATGGTGGAAAGATAGATTTATATTCTAAATCTGGTATCTTTGTAGACTTTAAAACTAAAGATAACTTAGAAGGTAAAGACCCAGATAGATTAGTTTATGATGAACATGGTATGCAACTGTCAGCTTACGCACAAGGATGTGAATTTAAAAACCCTACTAGAGTATCTATATTTGTAGACAGAGCTAACACAGAGCTTATAGCTTGTCATGTATGGAATAAAGAAACCCATGAGAAACATAAAGAAATGTTTAATAGTATATTAAAATATTGGCAACTGGTAAAAAATTATGAATGGAAAAAAATCAAAACAAATTAGAACTCAATCTTTATATATTTTATATGAATGGGTAAAGACTTTAGTATCTCCTGAAGAAGCTCGTAAGATGAAAATGGAAGATGCATATAAGTTATTACCGAAACAAACCCATGTCTATGCAAATAGAAAGTTAATGTTATCAGCTTTTTCTTTAAAATGGATTGTCAAAAGGGTAAAAAGAGTGTATAATAGAAAGAGAATAGAAGATATAACTTTAAAGGATATAGTAAATGAAAAATAAAATTAATTATAAATTTAAAGAAAAAGAAATTTTAGAAATAATAAAAACATATATTGATACAACTTATGAACAACATTATGGTAAAGGAAAATATCAAGCAACAGATATGATTATTGATGCTGGTCACGGAGAAAGTTTTTGTATTGGTAATATTATGAAATACGCTATGAGGTGTGGTAAAAAAGAAAATAATTCTACTCAGGCAGAGTTATATAAAATAATACATTATGCAATAATAGCTTTATACATGGAGATTTGGCATGATGATTGAAGATAAAATAGGAAAGAAACCTTATCTAGGTATTGTAATTAACTACGATAAAGAAAAAAACTTTGATAAGTTTAGTATTGATACATTAAAAGATAGATATTTTTGGGATAAAGAAACACATGCTCAAGAAGCTTTTGCAAGAGCTTCTGTATTTGGAGCAACATTTAAAGGAGAAACAGATTATGAATTGGCTCAAAGACTTTATGACTACAGTTCCAACAGGTGGTTCATGTTTAGCACTCCTATACTTAGTAACGGGGGAACAACTCGTGGGCTACCTATCAGTTGCTTTCTTAATTATGTACCTGACAGCAGGTCTGGTTTATCTAATCACTATGATGAGAACATTTGGTTGGCAAGTTCAGGTGGAGGTATCGGTGGATTCTGGGGGGATGTTAGGAGCAATGGTATATCTACTACTCATGGCTCTCGTTCAACTGGTTCAATTCCATTCATGCATGTCGTAGATTCTCAGATGTTAGCCTTTAATCAAGGCACAACTAGAAGAGGTTCTTATGCTGCATACATGGATGTAAGCCATCCAGAGATAGAAGAGTTTATAAACATGCGTAAAGAATCTGGTGGAGATATTAATAGAAAAAATTTAAATCTACATAATGGTATTAACATAACTAATTCATTTTTAAATGCTGTAGAAAATGATGAAGATTGGAGATTGATTGACCCTAAAACTAATGAAGCTGTAAAAGTTATCAACGCTAGAGATTTATGGTGGCAAATTATAAATGCTAGAGCAGAGACTGGAGAACCTTACATGATTAATATAGATACATGTAATGATGCTTTACCAAAAGGACAAAAAGATTTAGGTTTAAAGATTAGACAAAGCAACTTATGTTCCGAAATAACTTTACCAACAAATGAAGAAAGAACAGCAGTATGTTGTTTGTCTTCAGTAAACTTAGAAAACTTTGATAAGTGGTCAAAGGATGATAACTTTATAAAAGATTTAATAACTATGCTTGACAATGTATTACAGCATTACATTGACAATGCAATAGATACAACACAGTTAGGGGAATATAGTGCAAATTTTAAACGCTTTCAAAAATATGTTAGACAAGGTCAAGAAGGATATACTAAATCTGC